AATTATTTGGAAAGATTTTTAGAAAACAAAACAAGCAAAAGTAATAAAAAATCCGATTTTGTTTTCCTGTTTGGATTGGCTAAAAAGAAATTCTTGACAGGTACTGAAAAATATGCTAGTCTTGCAAAGACAGACGAGGAAGGAAATTTATACAGTGAACCGCCAGAAGAAGACCCTGAAACTGTCTTTACCTCATTTGATGCAGGGTTTTCCTAATTTCAATAACTAACTTTAAAATAAAATGTTTTTCTCAAAAATCGATTCAAAAAATAACTGCAAGAGCATCTATGCAGACAACAAAGTATTCTCAGATTATGATGATGGTATGAAGTACACTTGGACTTATCAAGAGGATCTGCCACAGGATGTTAAGTTTGTAAAACTGTTCTGTGGTGGCAAAGATTACTTGGAACTGCTTCCAAAGCGTGATGCAGATGAGTACAGATCTTTGGAAACCAAAATTAAGAATACGCTCAAATCGTACAGCGTGTGTGGATATGACCCTCGTGGATATTGTTTGGATGACTTGGTGGGCAAGACTTTCATTGAAGATTTTTTCAATCTCAAAAATAAAGCAATGGAACTTGCGGTAAAGAATTATCCCGAACCAAAGAATTATGCTCAATTAGAAAAGATAGAGCGCTTAGTTCACTCTATTTCAAAGCGATCACTGAGGTTGGATCTTTCAGATGTTTATATGGCGGCAAACGATAATCGCATCAAAAAGATTATCAAACGATATTCAAGCAGTCCTGCTCATATCCACTACAACACCTTCGGGACCGTGACGGGGCGGTTATCTACTACCCCCTCTTCATTTCCCATCCTTACCCTCAATAAAGAATATCGTAAGATGATCAAACCAAATAATGGCGTTTTCATCGAGTTTGATTATAATGCTTTTGAATTGCGTGTTTTAACCGCCCTGCTTGGGCGTGAGCAGCCGAAAGGGGATATCCACAACTGGAATATCAAGAATATCTTTAAGGACGGTACAAGCCGTTCTGAGGCGAAACAAAGGATATTCGCTTGGTTGTACAATCCTAACTCTGAGGATTGTCTTTTGTCTCGTGAGTATGATAGAAAAGGTCTGTTGAAAAAATATTTTTCAGATGGGAAAGTGAAAACTGACTTTGACCGTGAGATTGAGGCAGATGATTATCATGCACTCAACTATCTAATCCAAAGTACAGCGTCTGACTTGTTTTTGGAGCAGGTATATAAGGTGTTTGAGATCTTAGAAAAGAACAACTGCCAGTCTTATGTGTCTATGCTTATTCACGACAGTATGATTTTGGATTTTGATAGAAAAGATTATGCTCTTCTCAATCAAATCAAAAACACTTTCAAGCAAACAAGATATGGGGACTTGAAACTAAATATTCAGGTTGGAAAATCACTTGGAGACTTGGGGTCAGAATGGAAATAATCGGTATTGGTAACGCTGGTCGCAAAATCTGTGAACTTTTTGAGGAAAAAGGGTATAAAGCATACTCTATTGACAGTCATGATGATGCGTTTATAAAGTTCCCTAAAGTAAAGACGATTGAGGAAGCAGAAAAGGTTCAAATTAACCTTAAAAAACTCAAAAATAATGTAAAATCGGACCATATTCTGTGTGTGATGGCGGGGTCCGGTCTTATAACAGGTGCTTGCCTTAGAGTTTTAGAGAATTTCAAGCATAAGAAGATTGATTTTCTTTATATTCAGCCTGATACATCATTTATGAACAATAGTGGCAAGACAAGAGAGCGAGTTGTAAGGAATATTCTACAAGAATTTGCCCGTTCAGGGTTATTCAACAAAATATGGCTGGTTGCCAACAAAAGCATCGCCAACTTGGCGTCAGATATATCAATTAGCAACTATTTTGAAAAAATCAACGAAAAAATAGTTGACATCTGGCAATTGATGCAGTATTATGGTCAGGCTTCTGCGTTGATGGGGAACTTGGAAGAACCACACGAGCAGAACAGGGTTGCAACTTTTGGTTTGTACGATTTGAAAGAAGAGACAGAGCAAAAGTTTTATGAACTGGAAGAAGTAAGAGAAAAACACTTTTACTTTACTTTTAGTGAGGAAACATTGAGCGAAACAGGCAATGTTTTGGATTTAGTATCTCGTAAATTGGATAAAGCAAAAGAAAATGAATTTCAGGAAATATCTTACGGCTTTTTCCCATCGGGATATACTGTTGACAAAGTGTACATAATGTACTATACTAATCATATTCAAAGCGAGGCAGGAAAATCACCTGTCTTATAATAAGGAGAAAATAAAATGGCTATTGATTTGAAGAAAATGCGAGCAAAGCTTGCCGCAACAGAAAACAAGGGTGGAGGTTCTACCAAGAACCTATTTTGGAAGCCGACTGACGGCGAGAGTGTAATTCGCATTGTTCCAGATGCAGATGGAGACCCCTTTAAGGAGTATTGGTTCCACTATAATGTGGCAAATAATCCCGGTTTTCTTTCACCAAAGAAGAATTTTGGAGAGGAAGATGTCCTTGACAAGTATGTTCGTAAGTTGTTCAACGATGGTTCCGAGGAAAGTCGTGAGGAAGCGAAGAAGTTGATGGCAAAGCAGCGTTTCTTTTCGCCAGTAATCGTTCGTGGTGAAGAAGAAAAGGGTGTTCGTCTTTGGGGTTATTCCAAGACTGTTTATCAAAAGTTGCTTCAGTTGGTTCTGAACCCAGAGTACGGTGATATCACCGACCCAGAAGAGGGTACTGATCTTACCATTAATTACGGTAAGAAGGCAGGACAGATGTTCCCAAGTACTGACATCTTCCCAGCCCGTCGTACATCACCACTACACTCAGACCGTAATATTGCTAAGGATCTCGTTGATACTGACATCGATTACGATACTGTCTTCACTAAGAAGACACCAGATGAGGTTCAGGTTATGCTTGAGCAGCACCTTTCTGGTGATACTGACGATAGTGCAGGCACTGTTCAGTATGCCAAGACTGCTGAAGATGCAGCAGACCAAGCATTTAAGTCCTTGCTTTCTGCTTAATATAATGTTATAATGGGCGAGGGGGGACTTACCCCCTCGCCTTATTTTATGGAGATAATATGGCAAAAACTAAGACCGGCAAACTTTCAATTGCCGATATGAAAAAATTAATTAATAAAAAAGCAGGAACAGATGTTGCATTTTCTTTGTCTGATGATAATCCAACACAAGTTTTACAGTTTATTCCAACTGGTTGCAAATGGCTTGATGGTATTATTAAACGCGGTGATTGGGGTGGTATTCCCGTAGGAAAGGTAAGTGAGATTGCCGGTTTAGAAGCAACTGGTAAATCTTACATGGCTGCACAGATTGCAGGCAATGCCCAGAAGATGGGGATCGATGTTATTTATTTTGATTCAGAAAACTCTATTGACCCAAACTTTTTGGCAATGGCGGGATGCGATGTTGAAAAGCTACTTTATGTTCAGGCAAACTCAGTGGAATTTGTGTTAGAAACTATTGAAAGTCTACTCGGCAACAACGACAGTCAAATGCTTTTTATCTGGGATAGTATGGCGCTGACACCATCAGTATCCGATATTGAATCGGACTTTAACCCTTTGTCTACGATGGCAGTTAAACCTCGTATTCTTTCTAAGGGCTTGTCAAAACTAATTCAGCCAATTGCTAATACAAAGTCAACTCTATTAATTCTTAATCAGTTAAAGACCAACATTACAAGAAACACAGCAGAGGCTCTTACAACTCCCTACTTTACACCGGGCGGTAAAGCACTTGCATATTCATATTCGCTAAGAATTTGGTTGACTGCTCGCAAAGGCAAGTCATCTTTCATCTTTGATGACAAGGGATTTAGAATTGGTACAGAGGTTAAAGCTAAGATTGAGAAATCGCGCTTTGGTACTCAAGGTCGTCAATGCAATTTTAAGATCTTGTGGGCTGGCGAAGAAGTTAAGATTATGGATAAGGAAAGCTGGCTTGAAGCAATCAAGTCTTCAGATAGTTTAACAAACGCGGGTGCTTGGTTTACCTTGCACTACGAAGATGGCAAGACAGATAAGTTCCAAACAAAACAGTGGATGGATAAGCTTAATGACGAAAAGTTCTACAATAGAGTTATTAAGTTGTTGGAAGAAGAAGTGGTTATGAAATTTGACAAGAGGATTGGTAAATCCAGCGACTTCTATGAGGATGGTGAAAATGACTGAGAGGTCTCTAATCATTGATGGTACAAATATATTTTATCGTGCCTATGTTGTAAACCCATCTTTATCAACCAGCGGTGAGCCTGTTGGTGGATTAGTTGGTTTTCTAAAAACATTACAAAAGCTTATTAGAGAAATGAAGCCAAACAAGGTTTATATTTGTTGGGATGGGGCAGGCGGGTCTTCACGAAGAAGGTCTGTCGTGTCCTCGTACAAAGAAGGCAGAAAAGCCATTAGATTGAATAGGTCTGATGGCGTTTCAATGTCGCTTGAAGAGGAAAATCAAAGTAAAATCCGACAGATGCTCAGATTGTTTGAGTATCTTGATAATTTGCCCCTTATCCAATTAATTCACGATGGTGTGGAGGCCGATGACATGATTTCAATTTTATGTCGTCAGATTGAAGGACAGAAAATAATCGTCTCAAGTGATAAAGATTTTTATCAGTTATTGGATGATGAGACGATTATCTATCGACCAGTACAAGCGGTTTTTAAGACAAGAAACCACATACTGGAAGAATTTAAAATTCATCCAAACAATTTTGCCCTTGCAAGGGCGGTTAGTGGTGATAAAAGTGATAACTTGGAAGGTGTTAAGGGCGCAGGATTAAAAACCTTAGCCAAGCGCTTTCCCTTCTTGTCAGAGGAAAAAGATTATAGTCTGACCGATTTAGCTGATGTGTGTGAAGCAACAGAAAATAAATTAAAAATTCACGAAGGTATTCTTGATAATTACGACAAAATCTTGAAGAATTATAAAATTATGCAGTTGTATGTTCCAAGCGTCTCTTTTCAAGTAAGAGATATGGTTAAGAACGCAGTTGAAAACTATCCAAAGTATTATAATAAAACAGAAATTGTTAAGATGATGTTTCAGGACGGCTTTCCAGAAATCAGGTGGACAGACCTTTTTGCAAGTTCTAATAGAATAGCAAAAACTTAGACTATTTATATTCGGAGGTTTTAAGATGAAAAACTTTAAAGAAATGGTATACGGCAATCTTTTTGAGGCTAAAGTAAAAAACCCAGGACCATACATCGATGGTGCTCGTGCCAAAGCAGGGGTTGACACGGATGGAGATGGCGTTCCA